GCCAAGTTGTGCCCAACGGGCTCACGGGGAGCAGGAACGCGAGTCGGAGACGGGTGCAAATTGAACTTCCGCCCCATTAGCCAGGCAAGGGCACCTTCAAAACCAAGCTCCGGGAGAGTCAAACGACAATCTCGGATTTGGGCAATCTTGTAAGAAAACCAGCAGCAGGCTGCACGGTATCGAACTTGACTGGGAAGGCCCCTCACGAAGGACGCGAAGGAACGACCAGAACCGGTTCCCTACTCGGAATGAAGTAACATGCCAAATCGCAATGTCGGCACGACATACAAAAGGCCGGAAGAAGACCACCTAAAAAGGGTCGAATTCAGCGAGCCAAAATCGTGCGAGACAGAGGTCTTTGTCACCTCCACGTCAAGACCGACGTCCGCGACAACCTTCATCCACTCGTGAGCAAAAAGCTCAGTGGATTGAAAAAGGATGTCGTCACCATTGATCAGAAGGGGGAGTCGCTGGTTAACGCGGGCCCGATGACGAGCCCAACGAAAAGCCAGATAGTTCTGTAAGCACAAAAGCGGGAAGCTCAAAAGAGAGCCCATCATTTGCCCAACAGACGGAACTAATGAATCCACCCCGAGATCAAGAGACCACAGACTGGGCCTAAGGATCGCTTTCGCGTACTCCTTAATGGACTGAGGAACGGCGACCGAATGTGATAAAATCACATCGAGAGCGTCCTCAGCAACCTCCAAAGGAAGGTTGTCTGTGGCGGACTTGTAATCCCCGGAAACCAGCACCCCGGCGTCAGCAGAAAAGCCTGCGCGCTTCAAAACCTCCTCAGTTGGATCACCACGGCAAAGCCACGAAAACCGAGACAGATGATCATAGAGGGCCCCATGAAGGGGCCTCAAGAGCAATGAATCGGACGAGAACTTTGTTAAAGGACGTGGCTTTCCAGCACTCTGAACGACAAGCATCTGGGCCGTCACAGAAACCTCACCATCGAAACCCGTCAAAACGGCGTCGAGATAGGAAGCATGATCGAGCCCAAGACCGAAACAGCCACCCTGACCACGGGGGTTGTCGTCTGTCGCAGAAAGAGGAGGGGAAACGCGCAGGGCATTTGCCTCGTAAAGACCTGAATCCCAGCCTTTAGGAAAAAGGCGAGAGACGGTCTTACGGACGAATGACCTATAGCCGGAGGGAAGCTCTCTAGGAGAGCGGGACAAGCGCTCGGCGAGATCAACTAGCATCGGGGCCTCCTGACACTTACACGAAGGCGGGAGGAGCTTCTTTATCGATTGAAAAGCGAACCGCTCTTCCTCAACAGAGGAAGGGCAGGACGAAAGAAGCTCCCTGACCGACTTCGAAAGGTCAGCGCAGGAGGTCCTAGGTGGGTTCCACACCACCGTAGGCAACTGGAAGATCTCGGCCCACGCCGAGACCGCACGCAAGACGGTGGAGACCGTACGTGCCATTGAGACGCGGCAGCGCC